GACATGAGTGCTGATTCAAATGAAGGAGCAACGCCGTCTGCAACAGCAGACTTAGCAAGTGATTCCATCTTTGAGTAAGCGTCATTGACTGAAACAGTTGAGTCGCTGCCGATTTCAGTGAAGACAGCATTTGTCTCTACTTGTGCGTTAGCGGCATCAAGAGCCTTAACAATCTCTGAAGCAAGAACTTCGTCTGTCTCTGAGAGACGACGGAGTGCAGGTCCTACGATTGAAGGGTCAATGCTGAGGTGAGACCAAGCCGAAGCCTTAACAACTGCTGCTTCGTCCGCACGTGCGTCACGCTCTTTGCGAAGTTCTGCCTGAAGGGCAGCGCTTTCGCTTAGAGCAGCCTCGGCGTTAGCCGTTGCTTCTGTGAGCATCTTACGAATCGCTGCAGGCATTGCCTTTAGGATGTCGGCGTCAGTCGCTTCCTCAGGGATGATAACAACCTCTGGGGTTTCTGACATAGTTTCCTCCTTGGAAACAGGTGTGATTGCCTCTACAGGGGAATCTGTAGGGCGCAGTTCGTCAAGAACCGCCGTTACTTCGGATGACTCCGCAGACTTCATAACGACCCAACCTTCAGTGAGGTGAGCAGGGTGGTCTACACCGCTCGTCTCTTGAATGTTAAGACGCACTAACTTTCGTGCCACGTAATCTCCTTACGACTTTCTTTACCAAAGGGCTAACCCAATGGTCTTGACAAACAAAAGCGTAGAACCCTTTTCTGTTTTGTCAATAGTTGAAATGTAGGAGGTGTTAGAAAGGTGAGTTGTTGTCCTTCTCACAAACATCTTGGAACGAACACCAGCCACATAAGACCGACGGTTTTGGAGGGAACACACCTGCTTCATAACAGGCCTCAATAGAGCCCCACGTCTTTCTGACGTTTAGTTCAGCATCACGAATGTCCCTATCAGTAACGGCTTTTGCAATGGTGTCGCCGTTTTTTACATAAATAAGGCGAAGACTTGTTGGTCTTTCACCATGAACTTCTTGGCAAAGGTAGGCATAGATTTTGCAGGCTTGAAGTGCCTCTGCTTGGTATCGGGGCTTTGGTGTTTTGCCAGTCTTGTAGTCAACAATTTCTAGCGTTCCATCTTCTTTTCGGTCGAGGCGGTCAATAATTCCACGAAGTCCGAATCCGCCCATGTCGTAGTCAACTCTCATTTCGGTAGAAACAAGATTGATTTTTGTAGGGTCTTCTATCGTGTAATAGGTACGAATGTGCGAAGTGATGTCCGCAGCCATCTTTTGTTGAGCCTCGGAATCAAGCCCCATTTCGCCTGCAATTTCTGGCGTCATGTATTCCGGGTATACCTTACGGAACTCTGCCATTGCGTTTTCGATGGTCCGGTCTTGTGCTGTTGGCTGGTCTTTGAAAAGGTTTTCTAGAACTGCGTGGAAGATTGTCCCACGGTAGGCATCAATAGATTTCTTCTCTGGCAACTTTTCAACACTTACGTATTGATACTGGCGAGGGCATTTTTTGAATTGGCTTACACGTGATGGTGATACGCCATTTGGCTTCTCGCCTAAAAATACTGGTGTTATTGACATGGAACCACCCTACTTGAGGGGTGTGACAATTACAAGGAGGGTTTAGAACAAGTCTTCAAACTTGTTGTATTCACGGACCTTGTGAAACATTTTGCTTATTTTTTGGGCCATTTTTTTAGCAGACTTTGCATCACGTGAAAAAACGCTGAAATCTTGCATGGGCAAAATCATCCCATTTACATTTTCTTTACGAATAATCCTAAGTTCAGCAAATGATTTATTGTTCCAAACAACAAATGTATAAGGGCCATCTTTGGCTTCTTGGACGTTAAAGTCCTTTTCTTCCCAAGAAAGTTTATGAGCCATTAGTTTGTTTCTTCAGCGTATTGAACTAAGTGGCTAAAAGGCTCAAGTGACTCAACTTTTGCCTTTAATTCAGCGTTTTCCTTAGTCAAAGACTCGTTCTCAGTCGCAAGACGGCTGAGCGTTTCCTTCTGAGAAAGGGCCATGCTGATTAGGGCATTGACATCTGAGGTTTCAGGCTCAACGCCCTGACCAACTTGACGCCAAACCTTGTCAGCAAGTTCGGTTAATGTTTGTGTCATATGCAACTCCTATGTAGGGGGGTTGGTACTATCCACAGGTTACCATACCCCTGTTGATTTAAACAACACCTGTGTATTTCAGCCATGTTGTTGGGTTTTCTGCATCTGGCTCGTACTCTGTTTCTGTAACTCTGTTACATTTCGCACAAGTAATTTTTACGGTTCCAGCCTTTGGGCTCTTGATTCGCCAGTCGTGCTTGCATTGGCCGGGTGCTGATTTTGAAGTCAACTTAATGGCTCGTCGATAGGGGTCTCTGACTATTCTCCCGTCACTTTCCAATTTCATAATTATGGCGTGAATGGTAGAACTGCTTTTAATTCCAATTGCCCGGGCTATGTCTCTGAGCGATGGCGGATAGCCAAGTTCTTTCCAATGCCACTCAATGTAACGAATTACTTCATCTGATTCGTAACGTTGACTTCCCATTATCTTCTTTTGTGTTTTTTCCATGTCAGGATAGTAGCGCAAACCGAACACTGTTCGCAACTTGACGGGGGTTAGATACTCTGATAGACTCACGCTGTTCTTGGGGGCGACTGCACACAACGCTAAGGACGACCCTAAATCCCGTTTGCCGAAAGGCGACGGGATTTAGTTTTTGGAAGACTCAAACCCGAAGGCTTCCCATTTTTCCTTTTTGGAAATGCGGTCAATTATTGTTTTGCCATCTAAGTGGTCAATCTCATGTTGGAAGATGCAGGCCTCTAAACCCTCTGCTTCCACTTCAATTGTTTCCCCGCTTATGTTTAGCCCAATCATGTGAACTTTGTCGTAACGTGGAATGTCCCAATATTTTTCAGGGATAGAAAGACATCCCTCTGTTCCAACCTGATGTCCACCCATTTCCAAAATCTGTGGATTAATAACGGCACGCAAAACTTTGTCGCCCATCTCATAAACAAAAAGACGCTTGCTGATTCCAATTTGATTAGCGGCTAACCCTACGCCATTAAGTTTGTACATGACCTCGCCCATGCGTGCGATTACCTTTACAAGGTCTTCATTAATCTCTGTAACGTCATTTGTAGGCGTTTGCAGAACCATGTTCGGGTAGTGAACTATTTCAAGCAAAAGTACTCCCGTTGTACTGTTTACGAATTTCTTCAAAAAGGTCGGCAGCAAAATGGTCTACATCTTTGTAATTTTCTTGATGAACAAAAAGCCTGCTTGCGGCAACCATAAAACAGTATGTCAAAAGACAACGCTCTTCCATAGAATTATCCATGAGATTATTAATCGTATTATTTGCTGCTTCCAATTCATATTGCAGCGCTTGTATTTTTTTTCTCTTGCTCATAGATTTCCCATCTGGTCATACTTTGCTGGAACTTTTCCCTTGTACGGAGCACCATTGAATTCTGCAGTAAATGCAAAACGTTCAGCACAAACAGCGCACATCACGTACGTCTTGGCACCCATGTTCATGAGCAACCATTGGTGTGGTTTGGTGCAGGCTTTAGCCATTCCTCTTCCACCTATTTAATAATGATTTTTTGTCGTTGGCGTAATAAGTCTTTCGCCATTTCGCCCACTTAGTTTCCATTAAGGCAATCTTTATTTCTCGTTCTAAGCGGTGCTTCATTCTGATGGAACCTTCTCGCTGCTCATCAAAGCCTTCGCTTCAATTGCGTCATTCTCCCAGTCTTCAAGAGTTCCAAGCCTAACCATTGGTAGGCATAGAGCGTCATATTCACCGGTCTCGCAGATTTCTATTTCTGTTTCGCTTAACGGCGCACCATCGTGCACCTCGCAAAACTGTGGTGAACAGAACTTGTTTTCAATTCCGTATTTGAGCCATTCAAGTAAATCCATCTTCTTCCCCTTATTTCTTGGTGAACAAGAAGATACCAGAACTCAGGCTTAAATGCCAGTAATTATTATCAAGAGCAGCCGTCTGTCCATTCAGGGTAGAAGCCGTTATTACGGTTGTAGAACCAAACCGCAACTGCTGATTGCTGCTGCGGAGTTGCCGCCATTGCCGTTGGTGCCTTTATACCTAAAGCCGATGCACCAAAAGTCCAAAGGTAAGGGAGGAATTGATAAAGCCCCTGAGCACCACTAGATACGTTTACCGAGTTGGGGTGATTACGACTTTCGGTGTAACGAATGCAGGCAAAGATTTCCTGAACGCTTAAAGGAAGGGTATGGGTTGGGTCATCTGCCGTTGGCTGATAAGCGGTCTTGTCGTAAGTCCATGTCCACCAAAGTGCTTTTCCAATTTTGTACGTATCATCGCTTGAAGCGCTGGCGTGCATGACTGGCCCCGGGCGAACCGGTCCACGCTTTGTTGGAACAAAAAAAGACGGAGTTGGCGCCAAGGCCATCGTCGTAGTTGTCACGGGTGCCGCAATCGTGGTTGTAGGCGTTGATAGCGCCGACTGGTCATAGGCAATAGTTATTGTGCCTTGGGACGTGTCCGACCCCGCAGCGACAGTGTGTTGGTTGACAAGATTGGTAAAGAGACCAATCGTCAAAACGAGTGCGAGGTAACCTCCCCGCACTGCACCTATCACGAGCCTGCCTTGATAGAGGAATAGGACAAGCCGTTTATTTGTAAACGGTTAATGCTGATGGTGTTGTTGCACACAACGCCTCCTTTGGACGACCATTGGGGGTTCGATTAAGGTTATCAAACGGTGAACGATAGGTCAACTACCGCCGTAAAAGCCTTTATTTAAAAGGAAATACTAAATTTGCCTGAGGGCTGCTTGCCAAAGGTTTTCGCCATATTTCTCGGCATCTTCTTTGGACATTCCGGAAAGCACTTCTGCTTTAATTGCTTCAAGGTCAAGTTCTAGTGGCTTGTCTTGCTCTGTCATTTTGTAATCCTCATCGTGTAGTAATCGGGCGTCCCAAACTTGTCGTAATTCCAGTCTGTTGGGGCGTACTGCGGGTCAAACGAATTCTTGCTTTCTACCTCAAAACCTAACTTGCCATACATAACTGGTAAGGCGGGTCCAAAGCATTCTACGTAGTTGACCCCGTGGTTGTCAATGGCGTTTTTTAGCAATTGGAGCCCAGCACCGGATTCACCATTGTTAAATAGGGCCGTAGCCTCAATTCGGCCGTCACCGTGGTCATGAATTAATAGGCCGGTTTTGCCATCTGCTGATAGGAGCGGCTTCATTCCCTCGCTCTTCATTTCCTCAAGGCTGTAGTGATTCACAAAAGCCGAAAAGGGGCTGCCCGCAAAAGCCTTATCGAAAGATTCTTTAAAAGAACTTAGGCTTGCTGAACCTTGCCCCCCGGTCCACTGGTTTCCATGAAACTCGTGCCCCGCCACGTCGCCCTTTGCAACAGATAAAACTTTTTCTACCACCGCTTTTATAAGTCTTGCCTGTTTTTTGGTGACGGTAGTTGTTGGGCTGTAACTGCGTAAAAAGTCTGCAAATTTGTCGGCGCCGCCTTCTGGAGAAAGAATGTACGTGCTTGCGTGGTCCACCACAAAAGGTGTTGCTTCAATTAATTGCTCGCTGTATTTGCCGTCGGGCATTTGGAATCCGTATTTTGTTAGAAGTTCGTGTTCATTCTGAACTCCTTCGGCATCAAGATAACGGTCTTTTCCAATTTGAACAACAAAGTGCTGAACCATTGGTGGGCGATTCGCCTCTGCGTACGACTGCAAGTGGGTTTCGCTGCTTGTTACAATTGCCTTCATTTGACCATTTGGATAAAGTTTTTGAATGGCTTGGGCCACCACTAAGCATCCACCGGCTGTTGGGTAGTTCCCGGTATTTCCAAAAATCTCAGCAAGTTTGTCTAGTGCGCCCCTACTGTTGCAGGCGGCTTTAATTTTTTCAGGTGAAACCCCACCGGTTCCTTCTTGCCACTGGTTTCCATGAAACGCATGGCCGACCACATCGCCTTTTCGGACGGCTGACTTTTCTACCACTTGGCCAATGTCGCATTGACAATTTGGGTGAAGCGGCGGTGTGTCGTCTCCAATGTCATGGACACCTTCTTGCTCAGAGCAAACTGTGCATCCGTTCTCACGGACAATCCAATTGAACTGAGTAGCGCCTGAGTTTGCAAGCATATCTATGATTCCGGCGTTGTAAGCACGGTTAACTTCAGTTACGGCAATTAGGTCTGCACGTTGTGGATTGTCTACAACGTCATTAATTGACGTGCTGATTTGGTCTGTTGAATTTCCACTTACTAGCCCATCTTGAAGAGCGCTAATAATCATTTCTTTGGTTGTTTGGTCAATTCCATTTAAAACGGAAGCGCTATTTTGTAGAACGTTAGCAATGTACTTCCCTGCTGATGTATCTGCCAGACCAAGCATCGATGCAATGGAAACAACTCCAGCGCTGCTCGCTTCTGCATAAATTCCAGCCAAAGCGTCGCCCATGGCTGTTGAATCAATTGCCACATGAGTTGTTACTGCATTACGGGCAATGATTCCTAGTGCATCTGTAGTCGCATTAATCGCCGCCTTTTCTGCAACTTTTATTGCCAATGGGACACCAACAACTCCAGCAATAATTGCTGCTTTTACTGCTTTGGAATGCTTTTTATTTAGATTTTTTTTCTTGTCCGCTTTTTCAATTGCTTCTTGGCGGGCTTTTCCTAGGGGGACTGATTCAAAGCCGTGCTCTGTTGCCCATTGAAGACCAAGACTAATCACCTCACGTGCGGGTGCGTCTATGCGAAGAATTGGAACCTTCTGTGATGGGTCATTAAGAGCGAGCGCTACGTCCGCTGCCCAGTTGTGGTGACCATCAACAACATAATCATCCTTTGATGCAAGAAGATATTTTGTTTGTGGGATTTGACCATTGGCAACGGTGTAAAGGTGCGCCACGTGAGCAAGCCCAATTTCACTTTGTGAAGGCTGAAGACTTCTTGGGTCAACAAGTTCCCTTGTTGAACTAATCCCTTGTTTTTCCAAATCAGCAACAAATTCTTCACGCATCTTTGGCGGAATTTGGGGCATCTCTTCACGTGTATAACCAAGACCTTCTTGGCCCATAAGGTTTGTACCGTCAATACGCAGGTTAGTTACATCAGCAGTTAAAGAACCTTCAAGTTGCTTTTGCTCTACTTTGTTAAGAAGTAT